CTGATACAACAAAATTTAAAGGAACAATTATATATCACACTTAAAATAAATAATATGAGTTTATCAAAAAAAAGAATACAAGACAAAATTGAAATAGTTGGCGAGTTTAAAACTATACAAGTAAGGTATGCAGACCAAATTATAGAAGATGGTAAAATTTTATCTGAAACTTATTATAGAGATTCTGTTAATTGTGGAGATGAAGCAAAAGCAATAGAACACAATGTGAAAGGCATAGCTGATTTATATTGGACTGCTGATGTTAAAAAATTATATAAAGATTACAAAGCAAGAATGTAAATGTAAATAATTATAAAACTATGGAAATATTAAAAACAGACAAGACTGAAATAATGCAAAACAAAATTAAGATATGGTATTCTACTCACACTATGGATGGAAAGGTTACTGTAGCTTATTCAGAAGGTCAAGACTTAATAGCTAAAGGAGACGATGAAAAAATAGCTATGTATAAAGTTAAGAAAATTGCAGACGAATTATGGAACTCAAAAAAAGTAGTAAAAAAAGACAAAAAGTAATATATTTACTTTTCACTTAAAAATAATAAAGATGTCAAAAATTACTAAAGACGAGTTAAAGTCTCTAAACGAACAAGAAAAAAAGAAAGCTGCAATTAGAAATGATCTGGGAGTTTTAGAAATTCAAAAGCATAGTCTTTTACACATTTTAGCAGAAATACAAATAGAACAAGACAAGTTAAAAGATTCTCTTGAAAAGTCCTACGGAAAAATAAACGTAGACCTAAAAGACGGTTCTTATACTCTTGTTGAAGAGAAAGAGGAATAATGTTTGAATATACAGATTTGAAATTATATTTTTTTAATACCATAGTTTTAGCCCTTACTATGACAGAAATTGAATTGGGTTTAAAAATAATACTTCTAATTTGTACTATTGGCTATACAATAAGTAGATGGGTACATAATGAGAAAAATAGATAAAATTATAATTCACTGTTCAGCTACTCCACAGTTTAAAGACTTTGACGTAGAGGATATACGAGATTGGCACGTCAACGGAAATGGCTGGTCAGACGTAGGGTATCACTATATAATAAAACTAGATGGCGAAATACAAGTAGGTCGTTTAGAAAAAAAAATAGGAGCTCACGTAAAGGGCGTTAATAGAAGTTCTATAGGTATTTGTTATATTGGAGGAATGGATAGACAAATGAAAGAGTGGCAAGACACTAGAACTAAAAAACAAAAAGAGTCATTACTAAAAGTTATAAATGATTTGTTAGAAAAATACCCAGGGTCTATAGTTTACGGTCACAAAGATTTCACTAATAAAAAGGCTTGTCCTAGTTTTGATGCTAAAAAAGAATATGAATATTTAACTAATAAAAAATGAAAGAGGTAGGAGTAGACTTAGACGGAGATGGCAAACCAGATCTAAATTTAGATTTTAAAACTATATTATTATGCTTAGGAGGTTTAATAAGTATAACTATGACTTATTCTACTTTAACTAAACAAATAGAACTCAATCGTCAAGAAATAGAAGTAGCTAAACAGCTCCCTCCTTTACAATCTTTAGAAGTTATAGAGCAAAGAATAGAATTTTTAGAGGGTCAAATAGAGGCTAAGGATAAACGACTAGACAAAATAGAAGACAAAATATATAAAAGATAAAATATGGAAACTATAAAACACTTACTTGGACTTTGTGGAGAGGGTCACATTAACTTAGTAGCTATTGCTTTGACTGTAGTACTTATAATCTCTTACTTAAATAATGAAAAAAAAGTTTAAAGACACTAAAGTAGGTAAGTTCTTAATAGGAAAAAACGGCCTATTTAAAAACCTAGGAGACGTAATTCCAAACCAAGGATTATTAGGCGTTATAAAGAACTTAATTAGTAAAGACGATACTCTACCTCCACAAGACAAAGAGACTGCCTTAAAGCTCTTAGAAATGGACTCTATAGAAATGCAAGAAGTAACTAAAAGGTGGGAAGCTGACTTAACTAGCGATTCTTTTTTAAGCAAAAACGTTAGACCAATGACTTTAATATTTTTTTCAATAGCTTACGTTGTAGGCTGGTTTTTAGAATATTCTTTAGATTCAATTACTGGAGTGCTTACAGTTATAATTGGAGCTTATTTTGGTTCAAGAGGTTTAGAAAAGTATAAAAAAATTTCTAATAAATAGTTATTATATTAGTATAAGTCTTATATTAATATAAGTTTATATATATATATGTTTAATTAATATAATATTAATATAATATAATGCAAGTTAATTTTGAAAAAAAAATTATCCAGGAGCAAAATTGTAAAAAAACTAGACGCTCAGTTTAGTAGATATATACGTTTAAAATACGCAGATCATAATGGGTTTGTAAAATGCTATACTTGCAATCGTATAAAACATTACAAAGACTCAATGCAGTGCGGCCACTTCCTTTCACGCAGATTTTATTCTACTCGTTGGAATGAGGATAATTGTAGACCTCAATGCTATGGATGTAATGTACACTCTCAAGGTAGGCAGTATGAATATGCTTTAAATTTAAATAAAGAGTATGGCTATAATATTGCTGAAGAGTTACTACAAATTAGTAGAGAAACTGTAAAAATTTCAACTCCAGAACTTCAAGAAAAAATAGAGTATTACAAAGTTTTAAACAATCAGTTTAACATAGATTAATTTGTTTATATTAGCTATCTAATTTTCTCTGTGTTAGGGAGTGTAGAATATCTTTATTTTATGCTCCCTTTTTGTTTATATAATAATTTTATTATATTTGTCTTATGACACAAATAGAGAAAACTTACCTTCACGCAAGGATAACTGCTCTTGAAAAAGAAGTAGAGTGGTTAAAAAAACACAACGAGTTATTAACAATTCAAAAAGAAAGAGCAGAGAGTCTGCTTATTAATTAAACACACAAAGAATGACAGGAAAAATTACATTTATTAATCGAGAGACTGATTATTTAGAGCTACAATGCTATTCAGTAACTTTCGCAAACGGCCAAACATTTAAGTTTTACCAACCTAAAGTATGGAACGACCAAACTAGAACTGAGTTTGAGAAAAAAGTAGGAGACGAAATAGAATTTGAAATCAAAAATCCTAAGCATAATACTGCTAAATTAATTCGTAAACCTAAAGCAGAAACTTTTCAAAAACCAGTTTCTCAACAAACCTCAATAGAGTTTCAATCTTGTTTAAGATCTGCAGCCCTATTATATTCTAATACACCAAACGTGAAAAGTAGCACAGTATTAGAGACTACTGAATTATTTTATAACAAACTAAAACACATAACTAATGTCTAATTTTGAAACTGAATATTGGAATTGCGTAGCACCTTACAAATCTAAATATGAATTTATAAAGATTCATTTTTTAATTGATATTGATGAGACGATTAAAATGCTTAACAAAGCAAAAGCTGAAGGGAATGAGAAAATAGTTTTAGATGTAATGTCTAAAAAAGCTGACCCTAATAAGTTTTTTGCTAAAAGAAGTATTCCTATGAAAAGTCAAACTGAAGCTGCGAAAGCTCACTTACCTAGAGCAGAGGCTAAAGAAGACCTACCATTTTAATAAAGGGGAGTTAATAGCTCCCTTTTTTTTTTAACAAATAATACCTACATTTAAACAATGCTAATAAACTATGAGAAAGTTACTGAGCACTTACAAAATATTAGAACTGGAAAAATAAAAGAAGGTCTAACTTTAGGCATACCAGAGATTGACGATTTTTTAAGGTTCAAACCCCAAAATTTTAATGTTATACTAGGACACTCCAATACAGGTAAAACAACTATTGTTCTTTATTTAATGTTAGCTTATTCAATTAAACATAAAATCAAATGGCTAGTCTTTAGTTCTGAAAACGAAGCCTACTCAATTATAAGAAAGCTAGTAGAATATTTAGAAGAGAAAACAATACAAGATATAAGCGAGGAGCAATTTAAAAAACACAGTAAGTTTATATTTGAACACTTTAAAATTATAGATAGTAATAAACTATATTCCTATAGAGAATTGTTAGAGTTATGTAAAGCAATTAAAGACGCTTGGAATTACGATGGATTATTAATTGACCCATACAACTCTTTAATAAAAGACCCAAAACTAATAAAGTCTGTAGGTGGTCACGAGTACGACTACCAAGCTACAACTGAGTTAAGAATATTTGCAAAAAAACAAGGGGTTACTATTTGGCTAAACACTCACGCAAATACTACAGCTTTACGATTTACTCACAGATTGGGTCACGATTACGCAGGACACCCTATGCCTCCAAATGCTGCAGACGTTGAAGGTGGCGGAAAATTCGTTAACCGTGCAGATGATTTTTTAGTGGTTCATAGATATATCCAACACCCTACAGAATTTATGTATTCTTTGCTTCACGTTAGAAAAATAAAAGAAGTAGAAAGTGGAGGAAGACCTACTAGTATTGATGAGCCTATAAGACTAAGAGCTTTAATAAATAACGTTGGTTTTAGTATAAATGGTCAAAGCATCCTAAAAAAAATAATACAACCTTTTTAAATTTTTTACTATCTTACTATAGTAAATGGAGGAGTCTATACTAGAGTTGGTAAAAAACGAAAGAGTTTGGCATAACTACTTAAAATCGTGGGGGTGCAATATTGACACAGCTAAAGACTTAATCCAAGAAATGTATATACAAATAGATACTTATTTAAAAAAACATAAAAATTCTATAATGTATAACGAAAAGGAGGTAAACTTTTATTTTGTCTACCTCACTTTATATAGTATGTTTAAAGATTTAAAAAGAGTTGAAAAAAGAGTTAAGATAGTGACGTTAGAAAGTTTAGAGCATTTTGCAGCAGAAGACCAATATAGTGAGAGGGACGATTACAATAACCATAAAGCTATACAAGAGTGGTTTTTACACGAGGACTATATAGAAATGACAAATCTAAACAACCCAAAACTAAAAGAGTATGACAAAACTAAAATGTTTAATTTCTACCAACGCAAAGTTTTTGAGGAAGTTTTTTTAAACAACAAAAGTATAAGTCAACTTAGTAGAGACACTAATATTTCTTATTACTCTTTATATAATACTGTCAAAAATATAAGACAACAAATAAAACAATTATATGAAACTAAGAATTGGGGATAAACTAGAGTTCGTTTTTAAATGGACTGGTATTAAATGGCTAGTAAATAAAGTAGTAGTAGATTGGTTAGGGTACGAAAGCTGTGGCTGTGAAAAAAGACGTGATGCTTTAAACAATTTTAAAATAAATAGAAATGAATAGAGAAGAGTTTTTTAAATGGAAAGACTTTAGAGAGTCAAAAAAACAACACTTAAATAATGACGAGTTCCAATTAATTTGTGAGCTACACTCTAAGCTATTTTTACATACTTATTTTAAACCGTGTACTTGTTCACCTAAAACTATTGTACAATGGATTAAGGATTTAAATATAAAATTTAATGAGTCTAAGAAATATCGAGTAAGAAAATGAAACTCGAAGACATCCAAAAGTATGAGAAAGCTGTAGTATTTTTATTAAACCTGGACGATTGGGAACTAGAATGGACTGGTGAAGGTTACGAGCATTTTGACGCAGTAGGTAAAACTCCAAAAGGTTTTAAGTGTGTTATAGAAATGAAGTTTAGAAATAAATATTATCCAGAAAAGTTATTAGAAAAATACAAATACGACAAGCTAATGAAAATGGATAAAGAAATAGTTAAGCTATATTTTGTAGCAGACGAGAAAGGAAATTATTTGTATTGGTTAAATGATATTGAGATGCCTCCAATAGAAAAAAGGTATTGTCCCTCCACTTCATTATGGAATAAAAAGAAGGAATTAAAAGAAGTTTACTTATTAAAAGAAAGTTTAGCCTCAAGAATAAACTGGAACGATTTGGATACTAAGTAGATTTTTTTTAAATTTAACGCACAGAAAAAATTAGTTACCTTGACAAAAGCTGAAAATCTTAAAGACATTGAGTTCTATAATCACTCTGAACTTTGTATTTCCTTATTGCAAAAATGGAAAGACCAATCTAAAAATCCAGATCTCAAAGAGTTTACTTTAGCTTTCCTAGGTATTTTGTTTTACGTTAATACTTTACAACAAGATAGGTATATACATAATAAAATAGTAGAAGAGTATAGAGAGGACAAGATACGAGCAATAGAAAGAGCACGAAAAGCTGACAAAAAAGTAGAGGAGCTAGAAAAGAAAATAGAGAGTTTAAAAAAAATTGCTAACCTATGACCTATAAAGATAGCTTACTAGAAATGTATAGAGCAGAAATTGATTGTTTGAGAAGTGCATATTTAAAAGAAAAAAAAGAATCGAATAAACTTAACGATATTATAAACGACAAAGAAATAATTATAAAACTTCTAAAAAATAAAAACAAAGCCTATGACAAATTCAATTAAACTCTTAGATGGAAACTATGTAGAAAGACAAGAAGTATTAGATAATATGTACTCAGACGATTACTATTATAACTACCTAGGTAAAAATGCTTTGTCTAGTAGTTCTATTAAACTTCTCTTAGATAGTGCAAAGACTTATTTATATGTAACTAAGTACGGCCAAAAAGAAACGCAACCATTAAGAGATGGACACTTATTTCACACTATGGTATTAGAACCAGACAAATTAAATGATATAGTATTTGTTGACGTACAAAGTAAAAACACTAATAAGTATAAAGAAGCTAAAAAGTTTCACGACCAAGTATTTACTATAAAAGAAAAGAACGATGCTGAGAGATTATGTGATGCTTTGTTTAAAAATGAGACTGCACTTAGTATGTTAAACTCTTCTAAGTTTGAAGTGCCTATGATTGATAATATTAATGGGTATCCATTTAGAGGAAAAGCTGACGTGCTTAAAAATAGTGGAGGAATCGTAGACTTAAAAACAACTATAGACGTAAAGAACTTTTATAAATCTGCAGACGCATATAGATATTATAACCAAGTATATATATATTGTCAACTCTTTAACGTGGATTACAAAGACTTTAGGTTTTTATGTATAGACAAAAAGAATTTAGATATTGGAGTTTGGGAATGTTCGGAAAATTTCTACTTAAAAGGCGAAGCTAGTGTAATGGCTGGTATAGAAATATATAGAGATTTTATCGAGGCAGACTACGACATCGACCAATATATAATAAAAGGAACTTTATAAAAATTAACTAAACACAGAAAAAATGAACAAATTAAAAAAAGGCACTTATAATCCTGCCTACCCAATAAAGGATTTAAAACTAGCTAAAATCAATAGAGACATAAGCACTAATCATTCAGAAAACTTTACAAGCAAACTCATAGAGTATGGATGGCTAATGCCTATAGTAATTTCTAAAAATGGAGACGTAATAGAAGGACACCATAGAATTGAAAGTGCTAAAATTTTAAAGCAAAAAACCATACCAGTTTATATAATTGATTGGGTCAACACTAAACAAGAACGTGAACACCTACAATGTATTATTAGTTTAAATAATGGGAATAAGGTTTGGTCTATGGCAGATTATCTTAAAGCGTTTGCTACGCATAATAAAGACTACAACTTAGTTTATAAAACTTATTTAGAAAATACTGATAATATAACTGTAGGGAATATTATACATTTGTTTTTTACTTACAACAATAAAAAGTTTAAGATAGGAACTGCAAAGGTAGAGGACAAAGACTTCTCTTATTACATACTAAACAAACTATCTAACTTAACTCAAACCTATGGAAAAGAGTTAGTCGCAGCTTATTGCGTTAGAGAATTTATAAAGGTTTCGTATGCTAAAGCTAGAAAAGATTTAAAAAAAATAGAGTTCCTATTTATGAAGTGGGAAAAAATGTTAAAGATAAAACACCCTACTTGTACTTCTATTAGAGATTTCAAGCCTACAATGGAAATGTATTTAAACGATTATAGCCTTAATAAAAAATGAGAATATTAAATTTATATGCTTGTCTTGGAGGCAATAGATATAAGTGGGGAGACGAACACGAAATAACTGCCGTAGAATGGGATGAAGAACTTGCAAGATTATACCAAGAAAGATTTCCAAGTGATAAGGTTATTGTAGCTGATGCACACCAGTACTTATTAGACTATTATAAAGAATATGATTTTATATGGTCAAGCCCACCTTGTCCAACTCATAGTAGATTAAACTTTAGTTTTAAAGGTAAAAGACAAAAAGGAGATGGCAGTTTTAAATTAAAATATCCTGATATGTCTTTGTATCAACAAATAATTTTTTTAGACAATTTCTTTGATGGTAAGTATGTAATAGAGAATGTAATACCCTATTACGACCCATTAATTGCAGCAAAAAAAAGAGGTAGACATTTATACTGGACTAATTTCAATTTGCCAAATACTTTAAGTGGTGTTAAAAATCCTGATTTTACAAGATTAAATAAANACCATACTAAAGTTATGAGTGAATATCACGATTACGATTTTAATAAATATAAAGGGAAACAACCAAAAAAAAAAATAGCAAACAATTTAGTTTACTATGAAGATGGTAAAATAATATTAGATACAGTAATGGGATTAAGAATAAAACAAAATGCAAAACAAACTGAATTATTTTAATATGAATGATTACGATAAAATAGCAAATCTTGTAATAAGTTTAACTGAGATAGATATATTCGAGAATCGAAAAACACAAAAGCACGTTGACGCTAGAGCCTTCTTTGACTATATAATGAGAAAAGTAAAGAACAAAACTTTTCACGGAATTGCTAAGTACTATAACACCAAAGGAAAAAAAGCTAACCATACTACAATACTATATAGAGTTAATCTATTTGAAGAAATAAAAAACAGAAGACCAGAGTTTAATAATTGGCAAAGGTTAATAGAACAAACTACAGTTTCTGCTGAAGACTTACTTCTTATTATGAATAAACTTAAAAGCCTAGAAAACATAGAGTCCATAGAACAAGTAGTAGAAATCCTGGATGTATTAAAAGAAGAGGAACTAGAAAATATGATACGTTTATAAGAACTATTTAAAACTTAAAATATTTACGTTATATTAGTAGAGTGATGTCTCAAATGTCACACTATAAAAAAGATATAATGAAAACAGAAAATAAAGATAAAATGTTAGAAGCTCTAGATGAGTGCCTAGGCATAGTATCGACAGCAAGTATAAACGCAGGTATAAACAGACGTACTCATTATAGATGGTTAGAAGAAGACGAAGAGTACAAACTTAAAGTACAAGACATAAAGAACTCAGCTATAGATTTTGTAGAGTCTAAATTATTTGACTGTATTAAAAGCGAGAAAGAAACTTCTATTATATTCTACTTAAAAACAATCGGTAAATCTAGAGGCTATGTTCCACGTCAAGAAATTGATACTGGAGACAATAAAGAATTTAGAATTGAAGTAGTAGAGTGAAAGACTTAAAGACTAATATAGTTTGGAAACACTTAGAGAAAAGCCAAAAGAAAATAGTAATAGAACAAGGAGGTTCTAGGTCTGGTAAAACTTACAATATATTAATCTGGATTATATTTGGTTACTGTCTAAGAAACAAAAACAAAGTTATATCTATTTGCAGAAAAACATTTCCTGCGTTAAGAACCTCAGCTATGAGAGATTTCTTTGAGATACTAAAAAATTACGAANTATACAGCGAAGAAGATCATAACAAGACAAGTCACGAATANAAGATAAACANCAACCTAGTAGAGTTTATAAGTTTAGACTCTCCTCAAAAAGTTAGAGGACGTAAAAGAGATATACTTTTTTTGAATGAAGCAAACGAATGCACCTGGGAAGACTGGAATCAGCTCGTATTTCGAACAGTTGGACGTATTATACTTGACTACAATCCTTCTGACGATTTTCACTGGATATATGACAAAGTAAAAACTAGAGAAGACGCAGACTTTTTTAGAACTACTTATAAAAATAATAAGTTCCTGGAAGAATCGATAATAAAAGAAATAGAAAGACTACAATACACAGACGAGAATTACTGGAGGATATATGGACTAGGAGAGATAGGACAAAGCAAAGCTACTATATTTCAATTTAGAGAAATAGAAACTATTCCTGACAATGCTAAGTTTGTTTCCTACGGTATGGATTTTGGCTATACTAACGACCCTACTTGCATTTCTAAAATTTACTTACACGATACTAACCTTTACTGTGAAGAGCTGTTATACCGTACTGGAATGACAAATAGAGATATACATAATGAATTGTTAAGTCTAGAAATTAATAGACGTGATGAAATCTTTGCAGATTCAGCAGAACCTAAAACAATCGATGAGCTCTATAGATATGGGTGGAATATAAAACCTAGTACAAAAGGACGTGACTCTATTAATATAGGAATTGATATGTTAAAGAGATATACTATTCACGTTAAGAAAAATAGTCTAAACGCTATTAAAGAGTTTCGTAATTATAAATGGAAAGAAGACAAGAACGGAAACATTCTTAACCAACCTGAAGATAAATTTAATCATTTCTGCGACAGCCTCAGATACGGAATTTATAATAAACTAGCAAGACCTAATTATGGAAAGTACGCAATCAGGTAAAACCTGTAGAGCTTGTAAAATACCAATGACTCCAACTGGTTCACTACAAAATGGTTTTTATTTTTATTGTACTAAGTGCGGCAAAGTAGAGTTTTGGAAATAGATTTGGTAATGTCAATAACTTTTAGTAACTTTAAGTTATGAGAAAAGAATATAAGCCTTGCGAACTTTGCGGACACGATAATCACATAGACAATTTTAAATGTGAAGGAGAAGACTGCGGAGTTCCTTTAGACTTAGAACTTACTTATAACCAATGGGGTCTTCCCGAATTAACTCAAAAAAAATAATTATGCCAATATCAAACGAAATATTCGAACACTATAGAATCCAGGAAAAAGTAAAGAATATTAAAAAAGCTGTTGATCTTTTAGTATTTCACGGATACACTATAGTAGACCTAGAAGGTAAAATTATAAGAAAAGAATTATAAAAATTATGAACAGAGAAAAAATAGATAACTTCCTTAGTTACTGGTCAGGACTAGTAATTCAATTTACAGCTATAGTATTTGCTTTTACATTTGCTATAGTAACTTTAATGACTTGTACAAAACTTTTGTATAATGTATTTGAAACATTATTTATATCTTAATGACTAATAAAGAATGGTCTAATCATAATAAAAATAGAGTTATGAGACAATATAGAAGTAACCAAGGAAGAAGCCCAAGAAGAGAAAGAACAACTTTTCGAGTATTAAAGACTGCGTTTATATGTTTTGTTGTAATAGTTTTGTATTTCATAATAGTAGGATAGGATACACTGTAAAGCCAAAGTTTTGGTAAGTTAGTTAAGTTGTTTAAATTAGGGTAGTCGAAAGGCTACTCTTTTTTTTGTTAAAAAAATTAATTTTTACGTTATATAAGTATATGGAAATAAATGTCAAAGTACCTACAAGAATGCAAGACATAACTCTAGACCAATACCAAAGGTTTTTAGACGAATGTTCTGACGAAGATTTAACGGAAGATACTATAGCTCTTAAGATGCTAGAAATATTTTGCGGACTTCCTACGGACAATTCTTTAAAACTGAAAATGAGTGATGTGTTTAGTATATGCGACCAAATCAATAAAGCACTAAATGAAAAGCCGCAGCTAATTAGTAGATGGCGTTTTGATAATATGGAATTTGGTTTTATTCCTCAGCTAGACGATATGACTTTTGGAGAGTATGTAGACGTAGATACTTATATAGTAGACTGGCAGCAAATGCACAAAGCTATGGCAGTTCTATATAGACCAGTGTTACAAAACTATAAAGGTAGTTATGAAATCGAAGACTATAAAGGGGACTCTTATTGGGAAGTAATGAAACGTATGCCATTAAATTTAGTAATGGGCTGTATGCTTTTTTTTTGGACTTTAGAAAAGGACTTAGTGAAAGTTATGAAGAGCTCTTTGAACAATCCGAAGACGCAGATTTATCACGAGAAGCTAACTTCAATGTTAAGTATGGATGGTATCACTCTATCTGGAGACTCGCAAAAGAAGACGTAACTAAACTAGATGAGGTTACTAAAGTTAATTTCCATAAATGTTTAAGTGCATTAATGTATATAAAAGAAAAAAATACTGTACAGGTATCTAAAATTAAAAAAAGATGAGTAATAAAAGAGGTATAAGAAGTTACTATTTAATAATGTCTAAACTAGAAGAGGAGCTTTTAAAAAGCCCTTTTGTAAAGACAGTTACATTTGGAGACATATCTCAAGTAGATTTAAGAAAGCAAACTATATTTCCTTTGTCTCATATTATAATGAATAACGTAGTTCAAAGCGGACAAGTAATGACATACAATATGACTGTGCTTCTAATGGATATAATAGACATAAACAAAGCTGTAGTAGTAGATCAATTTACTGGCAATACAGATGAAATGGATATTCTTAATACTCAGCTAGGAGTAGGTAATAAACTTGTAGAACAAATGAGGTCTGGAAACTTATTTAACGATATGTACCAGGTAAGTACTGATGTAACCTTTGAACCATTTTTTGATAGATTTGAAAACGAACTTGTCGGATGGGCTATGAATGTAAACATAACTGTAGAAAATGATATTTATATATGTTAGCAGAAGTAAATAAAATACTAGAAGCGTTTGCTTTAAATGTAATATCTGAAGCTAAAAATAATTTATCTAATAAAGGGAATGCAAATGGAGAAATATATAATAGTTTAGATTATAATATTTCAGAAGTTTCTGACAATATAGAACTAGATTTTAAAGCTACTAATTACGCAACGTTTTATGATAAAGGAGTCCAGGGAGCAGCTCCTTCTAAGATGCCTTCTAATTCTCTAAAGAGGTACAACAAAGCTCCTATGAGTCCTTACAAGTTTGGAACAGGCTCAGGAAAAAAAGGAGGGTTAAGAGAGGGTATTAGTAAATGGGTAGATAGAAAACCGATAAAAGGAAGAGACCCAAAAACAGGAAGATTTATAACACAAAAATCAGCAAAGTATTTAATAACAAGAAGTATATATTTAACAGGATTACAAGCTAGTAATTTCTTCTCAGCTCCTTTTAATAAATACACTAGAGAACTAGAAACAGATTTAGAAGACGCACTAGGAAGAGATATAAAATTGGCTTTCGAAAGTGTAGATTCAAGTAACGATTTAATAATAATAATATCATAATGGCAGCAATAGCATTAAGAAGCCCTCAATATAAAACAATAACTGCAGGAACAAACGCAGCTTATGCAACTTGTTCAATAACAATAAATGGAGCAGCTTCTCCTCAATATGTTTTAAGAAAAGACACTAGTACTAATGCAATTGTATTATTTGAAATATCTGAATTATGTTTAGACTTTTTAACTATTACTTTTAACGGTACTTATACTGCTCAAACTTTATCAATATCTACGGTAGTAAATGCTTACACTAGTGCTGACGCATTAATTAATGGAACTACTTTTACTGACATAGGTTACGATGCTTACGGTACTTTTATGGAGGCTAGTAATCCTGTAGTTCCTTTTGGTTCTCGTCCTACTTGGTTAGTAAGTGGAGACCCTGACCATACAGGAATAAATGATGAATACTATATTTATGTTCCAAACTCTACAGCAGGGTCTATTCCTTATATAATTGCAAACGAAAGTATGGGCTATCAAAGTTATAATACAACACAATATGAAATAACAGGTAGTCCTGCAGGAGTAAAAATGAATATAAAAAGAGTAGACTGTACTAAATACGGAGACGGACATAAAGTTACTTTTGTAAATAAGTTTGGAGCATTACAAGATATTTGGTTCTTTTTAAAATCAGTAAATACTACTAATAAAAAAAGTGAAAATTACCAAAGAAATATAA